CGAGTTTACGGTTGGTTGCTCCAGTATCCACATCGGTGCCTCCGGTCCAGTCACCGAGAGGATTGATTTCCGCACCGGAATAAAGCCTCTTCAAATCTACCGTTTCCACATTGCTCTGACAGATGATTAGGCGAACACCGTCCATAATGTACTTTCCGTCATAAGGGCATCTGCCGTAAATGTCATGGGCAATGCGGGAAAGCTCCTCCTGCTCCTGTGTCAGAGGCATACCCTTAAAAATGCCGTTATCGCCACAGCGAATGCCGTCCTTCTGATTGTTTGACAGGTGCTTATCCTGGGGAACGATAACAATGTCCGTATCCATCACACCTGCGATGCGATGCACGGCACTGATGATTTCAGCCTTATCCAAATCCGCTGTGGTTTCAATGATAGCATGGCACACACCGTGACCGATGAGAACCTCCACTGCGATTTTCGGATTATCTTCTTTTGCATACGCCAGATCCACAATGGCTCCTGCGATTCTGTCTGCCACCTTGTCCGGATGGCTCGGATTTACTTTTTCAATCATGGTTAAAACCCCTTTCGTTGGTGCAATAGTCGTTCCAGATCATCATTCGGATTGGTACCGGAAAAATCCACGGAACAGTTTTCTTTTACGATTTGCATGATGTTGTCCCACTGCCTTGAGGCCTGGTTCATATAGTTGATGCCGATATTGATAAACGGGGAGGTGACAGGTTTTCCGGTTGTGGGATGCTTTGATAAGAATCCAAGTTCATTTGTCATCTCCTCGCACTGCAGCCATCTCGCCACACACATAGCGTAACGCTCAATGGTCTGCGGGGAAACATAACCCGCACAGCCGATGGAATTGAGCCAGTTCCATGTATCCTCATAAATCTGCTTTGCTCTCAGTTCCGTACCGTCACGCTGCTTTGCACTGAGCAGTTCATTTGGTTTCGGCATCTGGATACCTTCCACATCGGGAATATCCAGCATCGTTAATTTGCGACCGCCGGGGTTGCCGTTCTGCACCTTTTCCAGATTGGACTTCGGCTTACGACCTGCACCCGGACGTTTTCCGCCACGGCCGCCTGTGTTATTCGATTTTGTTGGCACGATTCTCACCGCCTTTCTGTCTGCGGGCCTTATTACCCTTTTGATTTCGCAATTTTTTCACACGAAACCCCACGCCCGTTGCACGGGATATAGGTCCCGGAGATTTTGACCGCCCTACCGGGGTCAGTGATTATGCCAACGGTCACCGCTTTCTGCGTGTATCTTTGCATGACACGGTTTGCAGAGAGCAATCAGATTCTCTCTTGCATGAGTTCCACCCTGTGACAACGGCAGCTTGTGATGTATCTCTTCGGTCGGTACATACTTACCTTCCTTAAGACACCTCTCACACAGTGGGTGGGCAGCCGCATAGGAATCCCTTATCCTTTTCCACGCTCTGCCGTAACGCTTACGCACAGCGGGGTCACGGTCATAGGTTTCGTAGCGTTTGTTTTCCTGCTTCTCATGTTCCTCACAGAACCTCCCGTCCGTTAGGTTGGGACAGCCTGGGAAAGAACAGGGACGCTTTGGTCTTCTTGGCACTCGTTTCACCTCCCTTGGGCATAAGAAAAGCCCTGAAGGATTGCTCCCTCAAGGCTTACTTCATTCTGCTTTTCGCTGATTATATCATATCATAAATGCCGCTGTGGTATCTTGTTGCAAAGTGTTGCAAAGTGTGCAGGCTTTATATTTTGATGGGGTTTTCCGGCATCACCACATGGTTCAGGGCGCTGTTATGCCAACGGTACACCGTAGTTCTATCAGCATGGAGTTCATCTCCAATTTGCTCCCAGGTAAGGTTATGGATATAACGGTAACGCAGAACCATACGCTCATCAGTATTGGCAACCTCATCAATAACCGTGCGTATCTGCTTTTTCAGTTCCACAAGGTTGTCGATTTCTGCGTTTATTTTATCTTCCAGTTCCATAATCTTCATAAGACTGCGTACAAAAGGCGCATCCGTATGTCTTGAAGTCTGCACACGCTCCTCCAGACAAGGGGATGCGATACTGCTCGACATTTCTCTCAGTTTCCCAAGTTCCTCAATATCCGAGTTGATTCTTTGGTCCAGTCTGTATGCCTGACCTAAATATTCCTTTACTTTCACGATTCTTCCACCTCCGCTTGTAATTTGGAGATTAAATACTCTCCATCCACTGAGGTAAGTTCCCTATACCACGCAGAGTGGAAGAACCTCTCCACCTCATCTTTAATAATTTGGGCTGATTCATTTCTTGGCCATTTTTTGAGTTTTTTCAAGGCATCCCTGTAGTCCTTTACAGCTAAGAGGACAATGCTGTTTGCAAGATTTTCATAAGGGTCGGTCAATGGGCAGCACCTCCAATTCTCGCCTTTACGGAATCGATAAGCGCCGATTGGATTTTTTCCTTCTTACGAAGTGCCTTCATAACATCCTCGTCAATGGTATCCTTGGCAATAATGTGGTGGATGACCACGGTACTCTTTTGACCCTGTCTCCACAAGCGGGCGTTGGTCTGCTGATAAAGTTCCAGTGACCAGGTCAACCCAAACCATATAATCATAGAACCGCCGAACTGGATATTTAAGCCGTGTCCTGCACTGGCAGGATGGATAACGGCAACGGGGATATCTCCGTTGTTCCAATCTTTGATATCCTGGCTTGTTTTTATTTCCCTTACCGAAAAACGCTCCTTAATTCTCTGCAAATCGTGGTTGTACCAATATGCCACAAGCACAGGCTTTCCGTTTGCACCCTCAATCAAATCCTCCAGAGCATCCAGTTTTCGGTCATGAATATGAATGATATCTTTTTCTTCGTTATAGACGGCACCGTTTGCCATCTGAAGAAGTTTCCCGGAAAGTACTGCAGCGTTTACGGCATCAATTTCCTCATCCTTAAGGTCTACCACCATATCTTCCTTCAATGCCTGGTACACCGACCACTCTTTTTCCGAAAGGGCAACAGGGACTTCGTTTATAATGCATTCCGGCATTTTTAGAAAATCCGCTGATTTCATGGAAATCGTAATATCCGAAATCAATCTGTAAATTGCATCTTCCGCACCTGCTCTTGGCTTGTAGGAGAAAATCATCTGCTGATTTCTCTTGTCCGGCACAAAGAAATTATTTCGGTAATGAGTAATGTATCTGCCAAGCCTCTGACCCATATCCAGGATACGGAACTCTGCCCACAAATCCATCAGACCGTTACTGGAAGGAGTACCCGTAAGTCCCACCATCCTTTTTACCGTTGGTCTTACCTTTAAAAGGCTTTTGAACCTTTTCGCCGCATGGGACTTAAAAGAAGAAAGTTCATCAATCACCACCATGTCAAAATCAAAGGGGATACCGCTTTTTGTAATCAGCCAGTCAACATTTTCTCGATTGATTAAGTACAGGTGTGCCGGACGTCTTAAGGCTGCAAGCCTTTCTGCCTCCGTACCGATTGACACGGAATAGGTTAGTCCTTTCAGATGCTCCCACTTTTCGATTTCCGCAGGCCATGTATCCCTTGCCACACGCAGGGGTGCAATCACCAGTACCTTTTCTACTTCAAAGCGATTCAGCATCAGTTCGTAAATGGCCGTCAGTGTGATGACGCTCTTGCCAAGACCCATCTCAAGGAGAACTGCCGCCACCGGATGTTCCAATATGAAGTTTGTTGCATAAGTCTGATACTCATGAGGATTGTATTGCATCAATCACACCTCCAATCTGTTCTACACTGTCAACGCAGTAAACCAAAAAGCCGAGGCTCTCCAACTGCTTTTTTCGTCTTATCTGTAAAGGACGCATCTTTTTGCCGGGAGCCTTGAATTCCACAAATGCCATTCTTCCCATCGGCAAAAGCACCAGTCGGTCTGGCACACCATCTAAACCGGGACTTACAAACTTCGGTGCAAGACCTCCCATTTTCTTCACTGCGTCCGTGAATTTTTTCTCTATCATCTGTTCTCTCATGTCTGCCTCCCATCTGACACAAGAAACACAATTACACAACTATTCCCTATATATTTCTTACGCGCCTATACACGGGTGCCTTTACCTTTACCC